TTCATGTTGTTTCCAAACCTCCCAGATCAGCAGAATATTGGATTGCTGGCATTGATTATGGTACTAGTAATGCGTTTGCTTGTGTTCTTATTGGTGTATCCTCGGGAGTCTCAAATCAAATGGGAAAATGCATGTGGGTCGAAAAAGAATATTATTGGGATAGCAAAGCAAGAGGAAGACAAAAATTAAATGCAGAATATGCTAGAGATATACAAGATTTTTTAGAGCCATATTCTGTTAGAAATATTTACATGGACCCTAGTGCTGCAAGCATGAAGGAAGAGCTAAGAAGAAAAGGACTTCATATAGTAGATGCAGATAATGACGTTTGGAATGGAATCAATAAAATGACCAGTGAAATGTCTGAAGGGAATCTCTTCATATGCAAAGAATGCGTGAATCTAATAAAAGAGATTGAAAACTACGTTTGGGATACGAAAAAGAGCCAACAAGGAGAAGATGCACCAATAAAAAAAGGTGATCACGCATGCGACGCATTACGTTATGCTATACAAACTCATAAAGTTTCAATTTACAATCCATATAATCATAATCCGAATAATTATATGCAAAATAGGTTTGGTTTTTAATTTTTGTCTATACTTCTTTGCAATTTTCAAAATAATTATGAGTTTCGTCAATATTTAAATATATTCTTTTGTTTATTATTCTAATGCACTTATCAAATCCATTCTTTTTCCTATGAAGAAGCAAGTATTTAAAAGTTCCAGTTTTTGGATACTTAAACTTTTCTTCCCATTTTCTCCAATATATTAACTTTGAATTTTCTTGATCCATTTGATTTTCCTTTAATTTTATTGAAATCTTATGATATTTTTAGGGAAAAATCAATATAAATTAGGTGAATATGAACCAAAACGTCATCATGTCAAAGAAAATGTTGAATCGTGCTATTAAAGAATTATTGTGGTGTGATCCTGAAATGGTATTTCCGAAAGTGATAGAATTTTGCGAGAAAATGGGAGAACCAATTTTTAAATTTACCATAGAAAAAATTGAAACGGATATTTTTGTAGATGAAAAAGGGCAAAAATGGAAAAAGATTATAGAATAAGTAAAAATTATTATGAAAGAAAGAATATATAAAGAATTAAGTGGATTGGTAACTTGCAGATCATGCAATATTACAATAAGAAAAGCAAGACACACAAAATTTAACCATGGAAATAGAAAAATTTTATGTAATTATTGTGTGGAAGAGCCTTTGCTGGGAACAATAAGAAAAAAACTGATTAAATTTTTTAGTGAAGAAGAAAGGATTGCATTGAGAAAGTTGGCTTTAACTGAATATTCCTTATTTAATGAAAATCCTATATGCGACTATCCATGATTGCTGAAATAAAATAATTAATGTACAGTCTATCCTTAGCTTAACTATAGCTTTGGAGGCTGTCATTTCGTATTATCCCACCCCTTGGAATAGTAATGTTGAGCCAAATTCAGGTAACGTTAGAGGTTGGCTTGATAATCTTTACTCACGTTTCCAGCCCATAGAACAATGTAGATGGTCACAGTCTAATATAGACACTCTTTTCTACGCAGGAAATCAGACATTCATCAATCGAAACCTAAGCTTTTCTCCTGGAATAAATTCCCATCAATACTATTTCAATCTTGTTCAGCAACCTGTAAATATGGTGACTGGATATCAGAGACAACATCGTAAATCTATAGTTTATCAAGCTTCCGACGGTGCTGATCCAAATACAACAGATCAATACACTCGATTAATAATGAATGTATGCCAGAAAGAGGGAATACACGAGCAATATTCTAAGAGTTGTGAGCTTTCTGCTGTTGCTGGGATGAATTTGATGCAGCCTTATCTTGATTTTACAGGGGATGATCCTGCCCAGGGCTCTCTAAAATTGAAGATTTGGGAATTTTCGTCTTTTCTCGTAGATCCCTTCTTCCGTAATCCAGACATGTCCGACGCTCAGTTTGTATGGTGTCAGGAATACATCACTAAAAGGGTTGCACAAGAGCGTTTTCCAGGTCAGTTGGACAACATTCGCCCGATGATGGGAACCCCTCAGAGATACGGTAATTTCTATTTCTTGCCTGAAAACTATAACATGTCTAGAAATGATTTAATGGTCTTGAGCTATGTATGGTACAGGTGGACAAAGAAAAGGCAGAGGCTTTACTCTCGTAAACTGAATCTATTCTTTGATTTCGTAAAGGGAAAAGAGAATCTAGAAGCTATCCTATATAATATACCCGATATGGAAATGGTCACAGTAAATTCACCGTGCTGGAAAGGTGCTGTAGTTCTTAATGACCAACTTATGTTTCAAGGTGAAAATCCTCTTTGGGATGGCCCGGAATGTCCATTCATACCGAATTATTGGAACTATGATCCTCATATCAATCAATTCGAGCTAAGATCTAGGTCTCTCATTTTCCCAATGCGTTCGTCTCAATTTTTGATGAACTACAAGATTATAAATAATAACGATATCGCTGCTGCAACCATTAACGCAGGATGGAAACGTAAGATTGGTGCTGTAGCCAACGAAGACAATTTGAAGAAATCTGGTCAAGGTTGGGATGTCATCATTAACGAAGGTTATGAACTAGCAGATGTCGAAAAAATTATACCTTCAGCTGTGCCTGAAAGCGATCTTGCATTGGCCGATCAGATGATGTCATTGATATTTAAAACATCTGGAATAGACCTCGAGAACTGGTCAGGACAAAACGATAAGCAACTATCCTCTCTTACTCTATTGATGAAGCAAGCAGCTAACCTATTGCCATTCCAGAAATACTTCGATCAATGGGATATGTCTCTCAAATTGCTTGGTGAGAGAATGCTTCAAATCGCTATGCAAAATTGGAGTACAGAAAAAGTTGGAATAATGCTTGGTGAAAAGCCGTCAGAGCACTTCTATAGCAAGATATTTGCTAAATACAACACGGTTGTTGAAGAAGGATTGCTTACGGCTACTCAGAAGAACCTTCAGGCTCAACAAATGCTTGATATAAATACCACATTCGGGCGTGAGGTTATTCCTCCTAGCATGATCATAAAAGACATGAATATCCAAGGTAAAGCTGAAATCATTCAATTCTTACAGCAGCAAGAGCAACAAGCCTCCACAATGCAACAACAACAGCTGGAAGTTCAACATGCATTTGATCATGCTAAGTTACAGGAATTGATGACTAAAGCAGCTGCAAATATAGCTAGGGCTAGGGAAGATCATAGCCGGTCAGAAAGTAACTTGGGCCTCTACGAAGAGAGATTGAGCATGATTGAACGTAATAGAGCAATGACGCTTAAAGAAAAACAAGCAGCTCTTGCATCACTTCTTGAAAGCATACAGAAATACGGTGAGATTGAGACTTCCTACGCGGAAAACAAGCTTAAAATAGATGAGCATGCGATTCAAAACGAAGAAGAAATGGAAAAACAAGACGTTCATCGAAGAACTGAGGCTAATAAATTCGTAATGGAAATTTTAAAAGGTATTCCAATGATGGATGAAAATCAAGGGAATATGTTACAACAAAGTCAACAACAAATGCCAGAAATGGCGGGTAGGTAATTATGGCAGGAAGTGGACAAAGAGCCAGAGGTCAAACTTCTGGTGGAAAATCTATAGACGATCATTCTTTTTGGGGCGGTGGACCTACATCTGATTCAGTTCTTGCAAAAGGATCTAAATCTCAGCACGTAACTTCATGTGAAGGTGGCGGAAGCTTGATTCAGTATGAAGACACAAATCCGCGCATTGTTAAAATGCAAGACGATAGTGTTAAGAAGATTAAAGGCCATCAAGGCAGACTGAACGAGTGGCGTAATTAATTTTTTCTTCATAAAGATCGGCAATGGGACCATGGAAGAGTGGCACCTTTAAAAAAGTGAACTTTACTGGTAGGTTCGACTCCTACATCTTTATGAAGATTTTGTATTAAAAGGAAATATATGAAAACAGGTTTCAAAGACCCTATTGCTATTAAAACTCAGCATCCTAAGGACAAGCCAGTAGATGGAAAACCTTATCCGCTTGGCTGGGATTTTAGATGCCCCCAATATGATCAACGTCATAGTATTTATACATATGCCGGAACAGATTACGGTCAGGGGCATAATCAACCTGTCGGACATAAAGGTAACCCAAGATCAGCAGAAGCTATATTGCCCAGCGGTACTAGAGGATTTGATGCAAAAGTTAAATACTAAAGGCGTTAAGCAGCATAATACTGGACGGTCAAAGATTGGGATGGGTGATTACAATGGGACGGCTATCAAGCAAAAAGTAGGTCGTCCAATTTCTATTATGACTGAGAATCCGGCAAAGATGAAGAGGGGTAAGCCTCCAAAGTCTTTAGCATAATATTAAACCACTCTTGTTTTTCTTTCGTTTCACGTCTTGCTTGTGATCATTCAAGATCTTTTTAAATATCTGACGCGACTTTTCTTCTGAAAAATCTTCAGGATGAG